AAGAGTGGCTTGAAATTAGAGAACCTAAAGGGGATGTTAACAGACAATCGCTTAACTTACATCAATGCGCAGTTGTGGGTGATAAGTTTATGCGACGCCTTGAACAAGGAGATGCGAATGCTAGGACTAGATGGAGTAAACTTATTAGAAAGCGAAAAGCAACTGGAGAACCGTATATACTTTTTAAAGGAAATACTAATAAAGCAAATCCAAAAGCATATAAAGAAAACGGACTAAAAGTACATATGACAAATATCTGTAGCGAGATTACATTACACACAGATGAGAGTCATAGTTTTGTTTGTTGCTTGTCATCATTAAACTTAGCTAAATATGAAGAATGGAAAGATACTAACCTTATATACGACGCCACGTGGTTTCTTGATGGCGTTATGGAGGAATTTATTCAAAGAGCAAAAGGACTTCGCGGTTTTGAAAATGCCGTTCGTTCTGCTACAAAAGGACGAGCGCTTGGGCTGGGTGTACTCGGATGGCACACGTATCTCCAAGAAAAAGGAATTCCTTTTGAAGGTTTACTTGCTCAATTTGAAACTAGGAAAATATTTTCGCAAATCAAAATCGAAAGCGAACGAGCGTCTATGGACCTTGCGGAAGTTTATGGCGAACCTCTTTGGTGTGCCGGCACTGGTTATCGTAACACCCATCTTAGGGCTGTTGCTCCTACTGTGTCTAATAGTAAGCTTAGCGGTAACGTTAGTCCTGGCATTGAGCCTTGGGCCGCTAATGTTTTCACTGAACAAAGCGCGAAGGGTACGTTCATTAGGAAGAACCCCACACTCTTAAAACTTTTAAGAAAGCATAAATTAAATACAAATGAAATATGGGATAAAATACTTGCTGATGGCGGTAGTGTGCAAGACATTAAAGAGCTTGACGACATAACAATGGCGCACGATATACCGGCTAAAGATGTATTTAAAACCTTTAAAGAAATAAACCAACTGGAACTAGTGAATCAAGCAGGCATACGCCAGCAGTACATAGATCAGTCGGTTAGTTTGAATCTCGCTTTTCCAAGTGTCGCTACGCCAAAATGGATTAACCAAGTGCACATGCAAGCATGGAAGAACGGAATAAAGACTTTGTATTATACTAGAACAGAAAGTGTTCTACGTGGAGATATAGCGCAACAAGCTATGGATCCTGAATGCGCTGCTTGTGATGGATAATTAAAAAAGGGGAGGCCGTTAAGCTTCCCCTTTCTTGGTTACAGGATTTTTGGGTATGGTACGCCCGTTTTTTGTTCCTGTCAATATGTCCACATGACGTTAGGGCTTTTAGCCTTATCAATATCTACATGTATAAATGTTCCACCTACACCTATTCTATTAAAACCTAATTTAATTAAAACTTTAATAAGCTCAAATCTTTCTGAAGAAGTGGTGCACGCAATATCCGCGGCTAAGCCTTTTAAATGAGAGGACTTGGATGTTCCTCCAACTTTTTCATTATGAGCTTCTGTTCGGTAACCAGAGTTAATCACTATGGGTTTACCATAATTTTTACGAGCAACTTCTAGCATACTTAGTAATTCCTCATTCATTAATTGGCCACTCCCTTGTACGTCGGGGGAATCAAATTCTTCATAAGTAAAATATTTCATTCTCATTACTTTTTCTTCCTTTTTATATTAGACGTCCTTTTACCCATTCCAACTCTTTTCTTTTCAGCAACAGCTTTTTTCTTTTCTGACGGGGACATCTCGCCCCACGTTTTTACAGTCTTACTGTTTATCCTTTTGCTTGGCCTACACTTTTTTGTTTTTTTATTTTTAGTAGACCCACAAGGATTGCCTTTTTCATCGGTCCACTTTTCTTTAAACCAGCGTTTAAGATTAGCTCCTTTTTGAGTTTTACGAACGGCCATTACTTTTTCTTTTTACCTTTTGCTTTTCTACATTTAGCTATTGCACCACTTGCGTATGCAGATGGGAATACTTTATATTGCTTTTTGACTTTGTGATAACAAGCGTCTTTTAATTCAAACGGTGAATTTGATGACTTCATAACTGTTTTATTTAATGTTATACTTTTTTCCCATATCAATATAAAATTGATTTATTTCTCCTCTTCCTAGGTTTTCTAGTTTTAACTTTTCAGACTTACTAAGATTATCATAAACCTGGGCTCTAAATGTAGCTTTCTTTTGCGTATTCTTGCGTCTAGTTTCCTTAGCTTTAATCTTACCTTGCTCTTTTCTAACGCCCTTAGCTCCTGTTTTAATTAAATCAAACTCTTCGTTTTTAGCGTTAACATCCCATGTTCTCCAGCCTAGTCCCAGCGCCATTCTTTGGAATGCAGTGTTTCTTTTATCAAAAGCTTCCGTGATAGCTTGGGTTTCCATTATTGCTCTATCAAGCGGCACGTTTAATGTAGCAGATGCAACATTACCAATAATACTATATGTTGGTGACAAATTAAATTTACCGTCTATCGTAACGTCCCATGGGTGTTTGGCTATAACGTCTTTATCAAATTTATACGTCTGAATACCAGAGTATATTTTTCTAAGCTTAGATCCTATTGGAGGCGCTATGTTCGCAGCTTCTATAATTGTATATGTATGATCCGCTGTATATCCTTTTTTATCTTGTTCTAAAAACTTTAATATAGTGTTCTTCACAGTAGATACAACAGCTCCATATATACCGGTACCACGTAATATTGTATCAGTCATACCGTTTAGCATACGCGCAGCCTTTTTGTCTTGCGCAGCTTCTCTCTGCTCTTCTGTTTCGTCTTCATCATCGAACCCAGGAATTAAAGCAAACGCTGCATTTTGTAAAGCTGAAAATATTATATTTTGCACAGCGCCATAATAAACAATCTTAGATATATTTGATTTAGCATCTCCACGGCCGTTTACAAGGTCCTGAGCGGCTTTTTTCATCAATCTAGTGTATTGCATCGGCGTGTTTTGAAAAGATAATATAAGACGCCCTGCAACGCTTCGCTGTTGTTGTGACACCAATGCTGGATCACCTGACTGCTGCGACTCATCTGATATTTTGCTAAAATCTAAAAATGCTTTTGCTTCAGCGTCTTTTTGAGACATACCTTCTTTTAAATAAGTATTAACCCTGTTGCGATAAAATGTAGCTCCTCCCGCTGCAATTGCAAAGCTATCCGCAATTTGTGTAGGGGTAAATCCTATTTTTAATAAATAAGAAACCGCAGCGCTCGCTTTGTCTTTTGCGTTTTTAGCAGCGTTAGCAATTTCCTGTTCTTGTACGTCAGATTTTAAACCTCCTCTACGTTGCTTTAATTTATCGGAATTAAACAGCATAACAAAGTCTTTCCAGTATTGAGGTTGATTAGCAAACGCTAAACCCGCTTTCAAAGGATTATTGTCACCCCAATTAATAAAGTTAATTGAAGATATGGTTTGCAGCAAAGCTGACCTTCTGTTGAAAAACATTATAGTACCTACAGAATTGTTAACCCAGTTGTTCCATGCATTAGTAATTTTGTTAGCGCCTGAAGTACGATTTGTACCGTTTTTCATTGCAAATAAAGAATCCTCAATAGCTTCCCTTAGGTTTGTACCATATACGGCTTCTATTTTATTTAAGTTCTTTTCGCTAAATATAACTTCAGCATTTTCAATAAACTCTGCTAAATATTCTTTTCTGTTTACTTTTTCAGTTAAGCTTTGTAAATCACTAAGCACAGTTTTAGCATCCCAAAATTCACCTGGCTCAGTCCATTTGTCTTTTTTAGACACAGCTAATAACCCATCTGCATAACCCGAAAGATCTGCATCGTTGCTTACAAGCTTTACCAGCCTAGCTTGATCTCTTTTAGATATACCAGGTATTTCGTAACCAGCTTTATTCCAAAGATAAACCCTAATAGCTGAGTCATATGTATAATCTCCTTCCGGCACAAGCTTATTAATAATTTTCCTAACTGGCTTAAACATTTTGTTTAAAGCTCTGGTATCGTTCTTAATTGTTTGACGAGCTCTTTCCATTTCTGCAACTCCTTGGAAATAGGGATTCATTAAATTTTGCTCAAAGAAAGCTTGATCAGCCTCGCCTTGTTTTCCTTTACCAGCAAATACGTATTGCGTTAAACCTCTAAAATCTTCTGCACTTGGGGGAATAAAGAATTTAAATCTACCCTTTGTTTTACCTCGCCTTCTAGCAACAGCTGCTGAAAATTCTTTAAAATCTTCAACGCCTTTTTGACGTTCAATCATTTTATTAAAGTCTACGTCTAAGCTCATGCTATGTTTAACTCTAGCTTGTTGAACCTTGCCTTTGACATCAAAAACATTAAGCACGTCTTTGACAGCTTTTACGTTACCCATGTGATCATCTACGAAGTAGAAGTCATTATATCCATCGGCAACCTTTCCAATCATCCATGCCGCTTTAGCTGCGGGTGCTCCATTTGCTAATCCAGTTATATTTTCAAGCGGAATTTCTAGACCAATCCCTTTTAAAAATTGATATATAGCCGGAGCTGAATCTGCTGGTCTTGCTGTTAATACAAATATATTTTTATTACCAAATTTTTCTATAGCTTTTTTAAGCCTTGGAGCTAGCGGCCCCGGTGTTCCTTTAACAACTTTGCTAAATTCAGTAAAATTGAATTCAGCACCTTCATTTGCTAATGTCTCGCCTTGCTTAGCAAACTCAGCCGGCGTTATTCTGTAAGTCTTACCGTCTTTAGTTACTATAACTTGGCTTTTACTAAATGCTAGCGTGTCGTCAAAATCATACACGCTAATACCTTTAGGCGTAATTGAATACTTGCCCTCGCGTGCATTAGCCATTGCTTTGTCAACCGTTCTTTTTTCTTCTGTTTCTTGCGCAGCGTCTGCTTTAACTACGGGGTTTTTACCCTTTTCATTAAAGTATTGTTCATAGGATTCACCTACAGTTTCTTTACCGTCATAGCTAACCATTGCATATGGCATACGCCCTCTTGTAAATAAATTATAATACCTATTATGCCATGCTGTTTCTCCAGGAACATAATTAGACGTAGTTATAGCACCGTACCCAGCTGCATCTAATACCTTATCCATTTCTTTAACTGGAATAATAGTTACCCTATAATCATTCCATAACGCTTCCATGTTGTGCTCGGTGTTGCCGTTTACATAGTAATCGTACATATAAGCTAAAACAACCCTAGCTGGTATTGCGTGTTCAAACCTGAAGTCTGAAGTATTATCTGATTTTATAATAGTGGATTTACCCCAAACTCTAGCCGACGCTCTTAACGCATTACTTGTACCGTTGTTCATGGTAGACAGCAATGTTAGCGCTACATTAGGATCTAAATCTTGCTTTGCAAAGTTTTCAAAAAACGAAGTAACAAACTTTTGAGCAGCTTTGTAGTTTACTTTATCGGGCTTATAGTTTTCCCTGAGCATACCCTTTGACACGTTAGTTACGGGGCTATACTTTCTATCAACCGACGTTCCGTCTGTAAAAAATAATTTTTTGTTTGTTATTTTATCAATTTTTTTGCCATCTAAATTTAATTTATTATACAAGCTTTGCAGTAAATCCTCTGCTCCACTAAATAAATCGGCACCTGGTTTTGTTATGGGTCTTCCGTCTTTTCTAATACCGGGTACTAACTTTTGATTTTTTAAATCAAACTTAAATAACCCTATTGAAGCTGATGAGCTAAACGAGCTATTTGCAAAAGCCACAATCATCTGTAGACCTTCGTCAACGCCGTACTTATCAATTATCATTTGCATGCTTTCAATAGCAGCTGCCCTGGTAAGCATAATATTATCTTTATCTCTAAAGACTTCCGACGCGTTCATTTCTGCACCAACTAATTTTTGTAATGCTAAAGCTTCATCTGCTTGATTAGATATTTCAATAAGTATTTGTTTAAATACTGGAACAGATACGCTTTCAGCCGCTTTATTAACGGGTTTAAGTCTGTTCGCAAACTGTTCAGCTACGCCGTCTATTATCTTAGGATCAAAATCAAGCGCTCCATACGTTGTTAAAAATACTTTCTTAATATTACCCTTGCTAAGATTTTTAAGACTCATTACGCGATCAAAAAACAAATCTTTATTTAAGTCAAATTTAAATCTTTCAGTAGGATCCATTCTACCAACAGAAAATTTACCTCTACCTGTTTGTTTTTCAATTTCAACAATCTCGGCTTCTTTGGCTAATCCATTTTCTCTTAACACCTCTGGCAATACATCGAACGCGGCTTCTTCGGCAATGACATCTGCAAACGAAGTTTTACGCGCATTCCGAACATTAGTCGCTTTGTCGTTGGCTTTTAAGTACTCAGTACCTTCTTTTTTAACTTGGCCATCATAGTTTCTTTTCTTAAACTTACGATTGTTTGCATACTTATTTGCAATACGCTTACCTCTTATGGCACCACGATCGATAGCGTCGTTGTAAGCCTCAACCTCAGCAACTGACATGTAATTTGGAGCGCCATCCTCATTCGTAATTTCTTCCATTAAAAATGGGAATCTATCTGAAATAGTAGACTTAGGCATTATGCTATACACATTCTGAAAGTTCCTATCTACAAACGAATCGTAATTGGCTCTTTTTTCTTTATTACCAACTTTCTCAGTATTATCAAAGTTAGCGCCGCGATCCATAATGCTTTTGAATAAGTTACCTAATTTATTCCGCATTGCATTGGCAAGCTCGGTCCTAAATTTTTTACTACCAATAGGAGCTGTAAACTTAGTTGTAGCATATGCCACCTTAACACTGTCTTTTACTTTCTTTTGAACTTGATCAGATATTGATACTGGGTTTCCTTCTTTATCAAGAACAATAACCTCATCGGTTATTTGTGGAAATTCCTTTTTAGTTTCTTTAGCTTCGCGTTCTTGTCTTTTTAAAGTGTCATCAGCTTTTTCTTTACCAACAAGTTCTCTTCCTCCTGGCTCTGAAGGGGCAGCTTCTACAGTAATTTCACCAAACCCTTTTGTTTTGTTAATTACACCTTGTAGTCTATTGTCTATTTGACCAAATATATAACTACTTAGTTTTGTGCCGCCTTCCGGATTGTATGATTTTATTAAGAAAGGTATTCCATCATCGCCTTTTTCAATACCAGTTGCTGTTCTGTTTATAACCTCATCTTTTACATCAGCGTAACCTGGAACTTGATCTCTTGATCGCATTCTGTATGCTACATAGCTTTCATACTCTTGCCCAACAAAATAACCTAATACTAATTTAGTATCGTCAGGGACAGCGTCCCATTGTTCTTTTGTAAAGTTTGGCTTACCGTCTTCGTTTATCCTTAAGTCTAGGCCATAAGATTCTGCTCCAGTATTAAATGCTTCATTACCTTTTTGAAACATTCTATTTTTGTCATCAGTACTAAAGTTGCTTGGCGCGCTAAATGATGATTTACCTTTTAGCGAAGACTTTTTGGGTCCTTTTTTAACTTTCTTTTGTATACGTTTACCAATCTTACCTTCCCTAAAGTCGGCATTACGGTTTAGCATGTAATTTAAAGCGCCCTCAGGCGTGCTAGTGTTGATGCCATTAAAAAAACTTTCTTTGGATCTTTTGGCCTCTTGATTAAGCTCAGCCTCAAAAGCGTAAAAAGTTTCTTGAGCAACTTTTGTATACTCATCTTTGTATGCGGCACTTGTGTCTTTCCATTCTTTACCAACATCATCAGCAAGATCATCCCTGTTTGCTAATACGTTTTTAACCTGTTCATCAACACCAGCTAAATCAGGCTGAGATAGTCTAGCATGAAGATTATCTGCGTATTGTTTTTGTTTTTCAGGCGTATCAAAAACACGATCATCAATAGCGTGCGCTACTTCGTGCACTATAGCGGTTGACTGCAGTATGTTACCCTCTTTTATTGCGGCTTCTGCACGATCTTTGTTAAAAGTAATATACTTATTATTATATATAAAACCATTACTACCCTCTTTTTCTAACGATGCGTATATTTCATTTTTAGCATCATCATCCAAATCAGTGTCTTCTAATAGCTTTTGCGCTTCTTTTTTATTAGACACCTCTAGTATTTTTAAATCAGCAATGTTAACTATTTCTGAAGACGCTTTTGCGGTTGTACTTAAGGTTATTGCTCTACCTTTATTAAACATTAAATTAGCCCCAGCATTAGCATATGCTTTTTCTTTCGCTGTTTTAGACAATGGTTTACCATTTGCATCTACTAAGCTTTCAACTTTCTTAACAATAGCAGGTGATTCTTTAGCTATCTTAACGTGACTTAATCTTTGCTCGTTTCTAATTTCGTTAATAATAAAAGCAAGCTTGTCCTTTCTATTTAAAGAACGATATTCATTTGCCTTATTAGTATCGGTTGTTTCAAGCTTTTGCTTTATTCTTTTTCCAGATGGGCCTAGCGAGTTTTCAACGCGATCGTAATTAACATCTTTTTTAAGCTGATCTTGCTGCTTCTTAATAGTGGCTCTTCTAATGTCAAAATTTTCAGCCTGTTGGTTTTTACCTTCTTTCTTTAGCTTGGCTTTGTAGTTATTTACTTTTTCTTCAGCAATTGTTGGAGTGTCTTCTGGTTTTACACCAGCTTCAGACATTAAATCTTTTTCTAGCCTACCAAGACCAAGCAGTTTCTTTTGATTATCACCACCCAATGCTATTGCGTCAACCTCCAAACCTGTAACAGCAAAGCCTTGCTCTTTTATTTTAGTGGCTAACTGAGCAATGAGTATATCTCGCGAGCTTTCATCGGTAGATTCTTGTATACTTGTACTTAAGCCTTCTATGTCTACACTTAATCCACTGATATCTTCTTGAAACTCTACAGTAGCCGCGTTATTCATTAACGCAGAATAGGCTACACCAGGGGTAGACATTGTTCCTGATGTAATCAAAGCAGAAACAGCGGTATCATCCCATTGGCTAAAGTCCATATCTCTACCCAATATAAGACCCTCGCTTAGTGCTGTGTCGCCAAAGTAAATAAGTTCTTCTTCAAGTATCTCACCACCTAGTCTTTTACCAAGCTCAAGTCCTGTCATGCCAAGCTTTCGTAAATTACTTTTGTATAAAAAGTTTGAAACATTTATGCCGCTTTTTGAAAAGTCTTTAATTGCTTTTAGCGAGTTAGGCGCAGTACCTATAAATGATGTTACTCCACCTTCAATAAAACCAGTTGCCCACGCAGCATTAACAATTTGCTGATCCGTAAGATCACCCATTGCTATTGTTTTATTAAGATCAAGTTCATTCGACGCGTAAGTATTGTAGTCTATTAAGCCAGACTCATAAGCAACACGATTTAATTTTTTTTGATTCTTAGCATCTTCTCCAAGTTTTTGAGCCATTACTAAGTCTCTATATTTTTGAGCCCCTGAGGATATCCCAAATTGAGTACCAATAGCTAGTTGGGTAGCCATTTTACCCATGCTTAACGCTGTTCCAGCACCGGACGTTCCTATAGCTAATATAATATTAGGCGCTTGTTGCCCCAGTGTTCTTAAACCAAATAAACCAGCTCTACCTTGCGCCAACGCTTGATCGTAAGTAAGCATGGTTTCAAATTGCTGATTTTTTCTTTGCAATCTTTCTTGCTCTTTAACAGCATAATCAGATCCACCTAATACAGTTGGCACTGCAAGCGCTAATCCAGCAAAAGCATCATTAAGATCTTTAGCTAATAACGCTCCCGTACCATATTCTTTCATGCTAAGGTTAAATAGCTCCCCTGGTGTTATTTCCCTGTTTTGTCTTTTTTGTTGGAATTGAGCAACATCTTGCACATAATTTTGCACACTCTGGTTGTAATCAAACTGAGCGGACATAGTAGAATTTTGAAGCTTATACCATTGCCCCATTGCTAAGTCTACTTCTTTTTGCTCTTCCTCAGATAATCCTTTTTTGGTTTGGTTCGCTGTAAATATGTATTGACCGCCAACATTATCCACTTTAAAGTCAACATTTGGCGCAGATTTTGATATTCTTTCGGCTTCCCCGACAATTGTTTTAGCAATGTAATCACGAGTTTTAATTAACTCTTCTTTATATTCTTTTTTACTTTCTTTGTATAAATCAACATCTTCCTTGTCAAAACGGTAAGCGAGCTTAAGCAGGTTAGCTTTACCCGACTCTTTCATCATAGCTTCTTGTATGGTTACCATACGCGAATCTAACTCTGCTGTCTTGTAGTTTTCGTAACCTTGTTCAAATACAGATTTTAATAACTCAGGCGTAAGCTTAGCCTTAATTTCTTCAGGTAAGCCGCTAAGGTCTGTCTTATACTGCACGTAGTCTTGGGGAGACATGGTATACGAGGAGGCTGCAACTCCATATGTGGTATATTGTGTTTTACGCTTGTCTTTTCTGTTGTCTATATAGTTTTTAACAATCTGGGCTTCTTCATTTGTAAACCCTAAACCTAATTTTGGATCACTTAATGTAAAAGCTACTCTTTCTGAAAATTTACCAGAATCTAAGTAGCTTCTAGTCATATCTAGTTCATCTACTTTTTTACCTTCTGCTTCTTTTCTTTTTACAACTTTATTTTCAAAAGCTTCATAAGCTTTAAATGAATTGCCTTTAAGAATATCCTCGTCTTCAGGGGTTAGGTTGTTATTAAAGAAATCAGCTAAAGTATTTTTATTTAAACCAGATTGAATTACTTGCCCGTCTTTATAAACTTGGAAAAATGTTGTAGCCATAACAGGTGCTCCAAGGGGGTTTACTGACTGCTCGGTTTGCGCAACTGTTTTTATTTCGTAGCCAGTGCCCTTAAGACCATAGTTTAGTTGATCAATGTCTGATTCTTCTGTTCCTTGTTCAAACCTGTCTATAAAAGTGTCTACAACTTGTGATCCATACTCTTCAGCCGTAAGCGTTTCAAATGAATTTTTTAATTCATTAATTTGGTTAGCTGTATTTAACCTCTCTTCATACGAAGATGGTTTTAAATTTATATATTTGTTTTTTCCTGTTCTTGGGTCCTTGTACGTAACAGCGTTTCTAACATCTGTTTGCATTATTTGGACAGGATATTCTTTTTCTAAAATAGCTTCAACCGTTTCTTCCGTTTCCATCACTAAGCTAAATGGATCTTCTAGGCTTGGCCCTTTTTCAGGCGCAAAAACATCTTCTTTTTCCCGCTGTATATCTCTTTTTAAAGTTGATATTTTTCGACCAATTGATCTTGCGCTGCTTCCTGGTTTACTTCTTGCGGATTTCTGCGCCAATAAAAGCTCTTCCAATCTGGATTCCATATCGATAAGGCTTTCCGATTTTGGCACTTTCATTTCTACAGGCTCCTCTGTTTCCACAGTTACAGTCTCGGACACGTTTTCCGGTATTACTATAGGTGTTGCATCCGCATCCGTTGTTGCCGCACCCTTTGGCTTTCCCTCATCGTTGGGGATTTCTATTTCTTCTTGAACCAATGTAAAGCCACTCATAGAAGCGTACTCTTCAATACTTACGCCTTCCGAGTCTGCCCAAGATTTCATTTGCTCAATACTTACTGTTCTACCTGAAGCATTTTTATACATACTTAATTATATTTTATTTGGTTGTCTTTTTGAACCCATACCAGTGCGTAAACCTGTATAATCAATTAGAGGGTTACCTTTTTTGTCTTTCTTTATATTACCGTCTTTATCGGTTTTATAAACATTAATTTTAAACTTTTGACTTGGCGCATAAACACCTGTTTGGCCAGGAACAGTAAGGACCGGCGCGTAGTACCAGGTTGAAGGATCTCCTTCGTCTACTAATTGGAAACTAGCTTGACTGCCTTTAAAATATCCTGTACTAATTAAAGGTTTTAACTGACTAACAGCGCTGTCAATCTCATAGAATGAGCCGCTTTCTTCGCTATCGCTGGCTTTTGTGCTGCTTTCAATTCTGTCAACCTTAGGACCGTATTTTTGTATTGCTTGCTCAGCAAGCCATCTTTCTGCAAATTCTTTTTGGGTGAGCTTTAATTCATTACCCATAGGGTCCTTATATGTTTGAGTTTTATTTCCAGCGGGGTCAAATATAAACTCACCTGTAGCGCTGTCTACATATCCTTTTACTTGATATGTTCTTTTTGTTTCGTCACTTGGATTCCATACAACATCTTGCCCTGATATACCCTTGCTATCAGCGCCAATAGTGTCGTTCCATAAGTCTTCCATTTCTTGCAAATACTTAGGATCATCTGTTAAGTGAGAAAAGGATAATTGTCCTACATTCTGTATAGCTGTGTTTTTAGCTTGCTCTTGAGTTAATCCTGAACCAGACTTCCATTGTACACTAGTAATAACAGATTCACCGCTATCGTTAGTTTCTCTTGATATGTCATAATAAGTAGCCATAGGCTTTGAAGCATCTCCAAGTATGCCAGCAACAGCATTTTTAGAGTCGTCGGTTATGTCAACTATAGTCCTAAAATAAGCGTCTGGATCTGCTCCGTTATCGGTAACACGCATGTACTCGTCTATGTTGAATACACCGGTGACATTCTTTTCATCGTCTACTCTATACAAATACATTGCGCCGTCCTTAGCCCCTATTTCAACATTACCACCTTCAACAAGGTCTAATAATATCTGCTGTTGCTCAGTTGGAACTCCACCGGCAATTGCTCCTGCAGTTCCAAACTTTTTTTGTAATGATTCCTTTAAATATCCCGCGGCAGCCATTACAGCTGGTGCTTGTTGCTTATACTTAGCTACTGTTTGTTGTATTTCTATTAAAGCTTTTTGCCCGACAGCGGGGTCTAGCCCGCTACTAGGATCATCCATAGCGGTTTTAATTTCTACAAAATCATCCATTAAACCGTAAAGCATTTTATTTTTGCTATCTTCAAAACCATTATTAGGCATTTGATCAATCAATGCAACTTTATCATATTGCAAAACACGCAAATCTTCTCTATTTTTTAAAAGCTGCAATTGCTTTTCTTTTTCATGCCTAATATTTGCTTGACGCGTTGCTATTCCTGCGGCAACACTTGTCCCAATAGAAGCAATATTTTTACCTATACTAGACCAATCCGCGCCTCCGCTTGCCCCTGCAGCTGAAGATCCTCCTCTTCCGGATATTTTAGCTGCCTTTATTGTAGGCGGATTAAAGTTTATTGTGTTTGTAGCCATGTTTACTTTATATTATAATTATCCCCCGAGCCCAGCTCCTAATATTTGTCCGCCTATCCCTGCAATTGCACTAAACGCGCTTGCTTCGCCTGCTTGAGCAGATGATTGCCTTGCTTGTGCTGATGCTTGTACACCAGAAAGTCTGGCTAATCTGTTTTCATCTCTTTGCTCTTTGCTTTCAAACTCATAAGCCCTGCCTTGCGCTTCAGCGGATTGTAGCCTAAGCTCGTCTTGCATTGCAATATTTTGCATTCTTTGAGCTTCTGCTGTTTGACGTTTTTGCAAGTCTTGTTCGCCTTGTGCTTTTAATTTATCATTAGCCGCTTCTTGACTTTCAATGCTAGCAGATACTCCCTGTTTTGATTTTAAGGCTGCTTGAGCTAATGCGGTAGCGCCTCCAGCTCCAGCTCCCGTGGCTAACATGGTATCTAGGGTATTAGCAAGAGCAATATCCGCTTCCTCTGCCTGCATTTCAGCAGCTTGAGTAGCAACGCCTAAATTAGCATATGGGTTGCTCATATCTCCGCTTAGATCCTTAGCTAAGCCCGTTACACTTTCCATCTGATCGTATGGATTTATAATTTTTGCCCTGGTAGCCTCAATATTGTTTATTTTTCTTTGTGCTGCCGCTGCTTGTCTACCCGCTGCACGCGCTGCGCTACGAGCTTTTCCGCCTGCTATTAAGCTTCCTCCTATAGATAGGGCTGCTCCCGCTGCTATTGCTGCCATAGTTATATATTTTTAATTAATTCATGAGACGCGTCTTCGTCAACGGTCCAACCTAATTTTTTATGCGTGTTTATTAAATGCCTATTGCGCCCTATACTGAACATATGAGCAACACCCACATCTTTGCACGTTTCCTCTGCTGTTGTTATAAGGAGTTCTAAAGCCTCTTTACGATCTTTGTCTCTATATTCTGGGTCTGATACTATCCATTCTAATAAAACAGCATCGGAGTTAGTAAAATAAAGGAACCCAGCACATATAGGCTGATCTCCTTTGTAAATCATTAAACCTCCAGTACCATTATCTGGTAAAAAGCTTTTAGGCGGGTTGACCCACTTTGGCCATGCTTCCCACCACTTGCAAAGTGTATCCCAGTCGCTTTCTTTTAAGTTACGTACATTTAATTTATTCATAATTTAATTTAATAAGATGATTCAACATACTCTGTTGATACCGCAAACAATTCTTTTTGGCTGGCTGTTGCGTTTGAACCAACCAAAGACATGGTTACTGTATTAAAAAACCCTTTGACTCCCGTCATTGAGTTTCCATAAATAACGGCACCAGTTTGTTGTATTGTATTATTGTTTATATTTGCAAAATATTTATCTTCTTTATTTATGAATTGATTCACAAACAATTGGTTTTGTAAAGAAGTCAGGTTATTTACGGCAACATATTCTCCAATTGGCACTCCAGTGTCTTGGTCTGTAGAAATAGCAGTTGCCTCCCAACCCGAAGACCCCTCGTAGTTAACGGTTTTAAACGCCTTAACCATTGAAGCATTTGGATTAAATATAAAGGTAACGCTAGAATTATTAGGTACATTATAAAACGTACTGTACCCTCCATTATTATTATAGTGCTCATAAATACCTCCTGCTTTGAAAGAGTAAAATTTATTTTTTAAACTAGCCACAAAATCAGGGTCATAAGTATAAAAGCTTGTCCAGCCTTTTACACTTTCATCAAAAGAAAGCGTACTATAGCTTTGTTTTGTATTACCAACTTCTACAAATTGGCCCAGTGACAATAAAGAGACATCATATTTTTTAGTATGCAAATCATATCCACCTACAACTTTAGAATTTGAAGATAAACTAGATAAGCTGTCTCTAAAGAAATCAGTCATACCATATCTAGATATTTCTTCGATGCCATCCATTGATAATCTAAGTACAGCATTTCTTTTTCTATCGGTAAAATATTTTCTGTAACCATATACAGCAAAGCTTTCAGGCTCAGTTGATATACCATATTCGCCGCCATATGGTTGTATTGTGCCAATTACTAAGTTGCTTGTTGTAACGGTTCCTCCACCCTCTGCAGAGTAAATAGCATCTTTATCTATCAATGCTCTACTAACTTTATCTTCTTGAAATATAATAAGGTTTGTATCTTCAGCGTACAATTTTTGTATAGAACCATTAGCGGGATCTACTGACTTAGTAATCTCTTCTCCAATTGAGAATTGATTTGTGTTATTAATTCCAGTTCTTGAATTATAAATACCAGAATATATTAAAGCATTATTTCTTATCTCTCCACGTGGATTTTCATCAACAACATAAGCCTTAACTCCAAAATCTACGGAGGTGTTGTTATAGCCGCCGCGTATTCTTGCTTCTTCAACAAACCAGTCTCCATTGGTTCCAGTGTATATTTTAGGTACTTTATCAAAGTTTACAATCGGGCCAAAAACAAGTTCATTAGAAATTAGGTCTATTGGGGGAGATGGAACTTTATTTAATATAAATCTATTTACATTAAGACTCAATTCAAGAATATAGCCTTTAAATTGGTCGTTGATTCCATGATTAATAATAACTTCAGTGCCCACGCCCGCGTTTTGTATGTTAAACGACGGACTTATTGTAATCTCTGCGCCATTTTGGGCAGTAACCGTAAATTGAGCTGAATTGCTATCACTTCCTTGGTTGGTTATAGTTTTTATTTTTTTTAACCAAAAGGAGTTGTAATACTTTACTTCTAATGTAGCTGCCATATTATTTAATTACCTGTTTTTTACTTTTATTACCATTATATTGACCAAAAGTCATCGCTGTTTGTTGGATCGAGAGAGTAGAAGCTCCTATTAATCGGAAGTGGCCCTGGGTATGTGGTTGGGGGACCGGGTTGCCATCCTTGATTGTTATAAAGTTTTTCAGTAATAACGTAAGGTGGTGTACCTGTTTTGTCGACTTCATTGTCAGCATTATAAGTTCCTTCTCCTCTCATTGGATATTCAAGTGGAGTTGTTAACGATACGCCTCCTGCAAAATTATACCAAGTGTACTGTGCATCTCTAAGGTCAACAGCTGGCACAGTAGAAGCAAGTCTTTTTCTTAATGTAGTTCTTAAAGTATTCCCAGGAGCGTTAGGTGGGTTTACCGCATATTTTAACGTTAGAGCGGAATCTTCGAAGTACATCAGGTTATATTCATGAAGTGGAGAGTCTGCATATAATTGCATCCCTCCAGGTCCGTCAAATTCCCACACTACTTGTTGAAAGTTACTTCCACTATAGTGCAAATCTCTTGCGGTAAACGTTCCACTTAAAAACGCTCCATTTGGGCTGGATCTGGTTACTCTAGCAAAAAATGCATATTCATGCAGAGGATCCCCGAAAGCAAGATATGAATTCTGCCCGCCATACTGATTACTGGTGCCTTGCGGGTCGTTAGCCATAAATATAAAATTCGACGCGGCTTGTTCGTTTTGAACTATAACACCATTCAAATCTGGGGCAGCAACCCATGTAGCGTTTTGTGCCACGGTTCCGTCTGCGTTTGTTTGTCTTTTATACGCCTCAACGTATACGGAACCTCTAGAGTCTGTAGAGGTTCCACTGGATCCACAACCGGGTCCAATTCCCCAATACTCGCAACCAAAAACAAACTCGCCTCTTTGCAATTCAGGTCCCAATCTAATGGGGCTAATGCTATAAGTGGTTGCAGGCAAAAACGTAAATGTTTGTGGAACAAGATTATTATAATTAAACGCAGAAAAATATACTACATAATCCTTGTTCTGGGCATTGTTGGTGCACCCTAAATCTAAAGGTCCGGTAAATGCCTCTGTTAGGGGGTTAGTAAAATTAGTCTTTTCAAATCCATTAATTATGTTTATTGTTTTTGTTACACTTAAACTGTTAGTATCAACAACAAGCCCTGCATCATTAATTTCAGTTGCATCTTGTAGTTTTATTACAAGAGGGTAAGTTTCGTAGGGTATTCCATTAAACGCGCCGTTCATTGAAACAGTAACGTTCCCTCCTGGATCAATTGCAAAATAACCATCGTCATTACCTGATTCTATAGACCAATATAAATCCTCTGTTTCGTTAGCAGTTTGTATGGTGCCATTAACAGGATTTGTAGTGCTGCCTAAAGCGGCAAGAATCGGCAAAGGAAAAGGGATTGGCTGCGGAACAAAATAATTTGGAACAGCAGGTAGCGTAAAGTCGGGCGCCGCATTTTCAAGAGAGCCTTCGAAGCTTAGCGTTTGGAACGCCCACTCTGTAGCAGGGTTGGTATTTGCTACAACTATTGTAAACGTATACTTATTTGAAACTTCACTGTTCCAAGTGTAAGTAAATTCCGAAGCTGATGAAATTCTGTATGCCCCTAAATCTGCGCCTCCAGTAATTTGAGTTATAGAAAATAACACCCCGTCTGTTGTAATATTGCCATTACCGTCTTCAACCTGAAAAGAACTTAATGACGTTTGAGGAATTTGCACTCCATTTTGATCTAATGGATAAAAAGTTTGCGTTACATCAGTGCCTATTGGGTCGGTTTCAAATAAGCTAAAGCCTACGGGCTCAAAGCCTGTAGGTCCATCATAACCAACTCCAACTTCTTCGTTTATATCAGAAATTAAACCGTATTCAGCGCTTTCCCAATATATATCTAAAGCTGAAATAAACGGATCAGTTTCATATACGGCCAATTGAAATCTTTTTGTAGGATCAGCTGCTGTCTCAAATTCAAAGTCTTTATAATTTATTCCAAATTGATTAGCCGTAGAAATCCTTGCGACTATAGGGTTTGAGGCTCCCTGGAATATATAAGCCCCAGGCCTTGTAGTAAAGTTAATAAAGTTGCCTACAGTAGCATTTACACTAGTAGTTAAATTTACTTTTGCAAAAACACCTTCATCACTAGTTGCTCCATTGTATTTCAACCCTAATCGCTGAAAACTTGTTACAAACGTTCCAGGGGTAACACCTATAAGATCTGAATCTGCTATTACAGCCCCTCTCGGAATAATCCCATCTGGCGAAAGATTTGAAATCGTTACAAACGGCGCTGCGCTGCCAACAGATACATTACCGGTATATTGCCTATCATCTGTGGTTGTTCCTAAAATATCATTAGCATTTCCAACGGTTGTTGATGTATCACTTGACCTGATAGGAAAGAAAGGAGCGTTGTTAAATTCATAACCAGCAGCAAGTTTATCAACGGTTGGTTTTACTCTTCCGTATAATTTTACACTACTTCTATATTGTTTTTGGTCGGGTCCAACTTCTGATAAATCACGTGGTATTTTATTTATGTTGTCATTTATCAATGTAAGATAGCTTACAGTTCTGTCTGTGTCCGTTGAATCCTCAATTAATCCGGAAGAAGCAAAGGCGCTCGGTAGGTATACATTGTAGTATTCTTGCTCTATTTGCTTAACAACAATTTTGTATGAATACCACCCGTTTGGATTTATATTATAAGAATATTTAATATCATCTAATTGCTGGACTAAATTTTGTTGAGGCAAATATAAATCGTTTATTTTGCTTTCAGTGGTTATAACATATACAGGAGCGTTGGTGTCGTCTACGTTAGTTATTTTTACATAATCTATGTCATACCCCCTAAGATGTTCTCCCTCTACTGGAATAGCCTGGTTTACAGTAGCCTGTAAAGTGAAAGTATAAGTTGTATCTGTTATAGTTACAGGCTCTTGTCTATCAATAGCAAACCCGCCTCCAAATCCAGCAGGGTTTGCATATAACCCACTACTTCCGCCTATTATAGGATCATTTACCTGAACAACTAATGAATTTCCAAACCAGTCTTTAACACCTTGAGGCATAAAACCAGGATCAAATATACCAGATCCAACTGGATCATCAGGTATGTATTCCGCATATATAGTTGATCCTCCAAACTCACCACCGGTACCAGAGCTAGCGTCTTCAACAGGAGATAGTATAACAGAAGATTGTCTGCCAAATTTATCTGACAGCACCCATCCAACTTGATAATTTCTGTTTTGTTTAACAGTATGATTTGGATATTCTATAAATGAAGGATATTCGCAAGAAGCTATTTTTGGTTGAAAATTAACAGTATAGCTAATAGAATCTGGGGGAGACGGTTTAGTTAAAAAGTTACCATATACAACTCTGTTACTAATTATTTCTTGTGAAAAAGCTTTTGAAGGTACTTTATCAAAAACCCTAACTACTTGGTCATTAGGTAGTGTTTTTATTGGCTTACGTGATTGATAAGAATATATGTAAAAACTTTCTTCATTATTAATAGAACTTACATTAACCGTGTCCAAAACCTTTACAGCCAACGAGTCAGATTCTTTATATAATATATCTATTTCAGATATTTTATAACTGCTAGCTATGTTTACGCCTTTATCTGGCAAAGGTATAATTAATTCAATATCGTTTACATTGTTTTCAAAGAAATCAACTATGGTACTACTTACCGCGGCATCCTCGTTGCCATTAATAAAATAACCTTTTTGCTTTGGAACAAAAGCTATTTGTGTAAATGGAGAAAATATGGAATACTCGTTATCTTCAAATTTAAATCTATAAGCAAATCTAACAAATTTATCTTCCAAGTAATCCGGGTCTCCCGGCCAAGTAGGGTTATCAGCTTGATTGGACATTGTAGAAGCTAAAAAACATAAATTATCTCCAACTTGAGGTGGATCCAGGGGATCTATGCCTTCCAGTGTCACTATTGTTTGCCCTTCGGTTAACGAGGGCTCTACCGCACTTACAGTTACATATTGGTAGGGAAATATTGTTTCTGTACTACCTCTGTTCCCTAAAACAGTCATTCCTACTTTTATATTTGGATTTTCTGCAACTTCTATTACTGTATCCGAGGTGACAGATATTATGGTTTCTTTCTCTTGTTTTAAAAGAGATATTGCTTTGTACGGATTGTATTTAGATACTGATATATGATTTTCTTTGTAGTAGTGAGAAACACCTTCTCTTAATGCGGTTTCAACATTTATTTTTCTTGGCTGATTTCTATTGTCTGTCCAAAAAAGTAAATCTTCTAAAAGGTTAACAGATATTATTGTGTTGCTTTGGGAAAAATTTAAAAAAGCGCCCTCAACTAAAACAAAATAATGATTGTTATTTAAATTATAAGACCTTACAGCGCAACTAGCATCTGCCGGAGCAGTCCCTGTTCCTTTCCAGTCTGTTGTAAATGTAATAATGCGCTCATTTGTTGGGTCCATATAATACCCAATAATCTGTATTTGCCCGTAAACACCCGCACCTAATTGAGTGCCTGATACAATTTTATTGCCTTTAATGTTTTGTAATGTACCAACACTATCTTCTTCAGACTTACCAACAAGTACATTCTGAGCAGTTCTATACTCTCCGTTAGGCAACAACCTGTCATCCAGGTCTTGATTCATTTTTGCCTTAAGAAAACTGTTTTTAGCTTCAGCCATATTAGTGTTTAATTGTTTTAGATTTATTTCTAAATACCTGTGTGATTTCCTCTAGCTTTAGATTTGAAAGTCTTATTTTTGTATTACGTAATTTAGCGCTTCTATCGCGTTTAAATCTTTGTACAAGGTATTCAGGCATATTCATGCGAACAGACAATATAGAGTATGCTATATGAGCATACATAGCCTCCTCGGCTAGCTTTGGCACGTACATGTCTTTGTCATAAGCAAGACCGTCTGATATATACTCAAATATTATAAGTTTTCCCACAAGGTTACTTGAAAAAGAAATTTTACCTTCTCTTTCGTTTATTGTAAAAAATCCGTTAATATTTGTTGTTTCTGGATTTAAGCCATATCTTTGGCCAAGCGTGCTGCCTCTCCATGTGTAAGCATCTATCTCCGCATCATAGCTGTTATAAAATTCACTGTCATAAGCGCCTGTAATTTTATTCATATTGGCATTACCCCACCTTTCATCTATAAGTGGCGTACCCTGAAGATTTTCAGCATACTCATCTTGAATAGGAACACCGTCGTCCGTTTGTTGAATAGGCATTTCGGTAGGGTTTGACGTTAATCGAGTAGGATATATAACATGCTTAACACCCAACTTGTCAACCCACGATAGCTTAACGTAGTTTACGTAATCCTGCGGAAGTATAACCGAAAGATTATTTGGTATACTTAATTCTTGTTGCTTAACACTCTTTAAAGTGTCGTAGCTAAATTCTTGAATGCCTCTTTTTGCGTGAAAAACTACTTCCGTTCTTTTAACGCTTGGTATAATTTTACCTTCACCTACATATGCTACAATAAAGTTGTTCACTATATCTTTTAAGCTAACTCCTGCGTAATCACCGTAGTTAGTTTCTTTTAAACGAACTCTATAAAAGCCCGCAGCAAAATCACCCGTGGTTAATGTTATTAAGTTTTTTGATAATGTGTATTCAACGCTAACCGGTGTATATGGATCAAGTCCAGATTGGCTATACTCTAATACAAAATTATTTTTCCAGTAGTCTACATCGGAGGGATTCCATGAACCGCTGTTGTACAATTTCATTTTTTCGTCAAACGTATATTGTAATGAAGTTGCGCCTAATAAGGTTTGATGTATAATCTGCGAAGCCGCGTAATATTGTTGATTTGTTTCGTTTATTAATCCCATCTATTAGCTTTTTTCGTTTACTTTTTCTTCTTGTATTTTTCCAGCGGCAGCCTGAATTATTTGGGGGTCTCTTATAACTACCCCAGCGTATGATAATATTCTTATTATCAATGAGGTCTGCTCTGTTGGTTGCAATTCAAAGTCCACGCTATTTGCTGGATCATATATATATCCGCCAGATGTTGTGAATGACCAAACAGGTGGAATAGGCTTTTTTAAGTAATTAGCGGTTATACCGCTTTGTATGCTTTTTGGGTATACATATAATTTATTTTCTTCAAAAATATATACAGGATATTCTGTCGTAGGCTTAGTCAAAGGCGACATATTCACATACAAAAAGTCATTCCGGTTTATTCTTTCAACCTCAAGCTCGTCGTCATATATGACTGTGCCTATTTTGTAAAAATCATTTTGATAAAGTACTACATTAATAGTAAAGGCTGTTGTTGGAGTTGGGCTCACTGTTATAAATCCATTGCTTGCAGATAAAGTATATCCAATATTTTCTGTTTGCAAAACACCATCAAAAAATACTTGTAGCGTTCCCTCTGCAACTTGAGCTGCTTGCAATACTTGAAAAGCATATGCGGATTGTCCTATTACGGCAGTTATTGTTTCTTGCGCCACTTGAGAAGATGGTGTGGGCAAATTAAAATATCCGCCAGGATTGTAGTTTGCCGTGGCGGGAATTGTTTTAAATGGAGCTAGCTTTTCCTCTATATTTTTTACCCTATTAGAGTACTCGCTGTCATTTTCAGGAATACGTAGCTGTTGATTTAAGTCTTCAAAATATTCGTTGAACATTTCAAGCTGTACCTGTGCACCTATTTTATTGTATTCGTCAGGGGTTAAGTACCCACGACTTTCTTTGTTTAATATCAACAAAACAGTTCTATATACTGTGTCTACGCTTACCGCCATTTGTTTTATTTATTAATTATAGCAGTTAGGCCACCTTTAAAGCGGCCTATCTACTATATAGTATTACACGTTATTGTAACTTTTTCTCTATTGACCTTAAAACTTCAATACCTTCGTCGGTTTTAAAGAATGCAGCCATAGCAGAATATGGGTTTTCATCAAACGGAACCGTCATAAGCTTTCTGTTATTAGAAGCCCAAGTAAATGTTCTGTTATCACCCGATAGTTTAATTATATTTGTTTCTGTTGCAACAATTGCTATGTTCCTAAGTTGAACATTTTCATCTGTAGCAAGCTCAATAAATAAATTTGGATTATTTTTTGCAAATATTAATAAATCTCTTTTTATTTCTTTAGATGACATTTCTGTTACCTTAGATCCAAGCTCTACTCTTAAAATTGCTTCGCCTTGATCAACATTCATTTCTCTAGCCGCGTTTAATGCCTCAATTTGCATTTCAATTTCTACAATTTCATTTTTAGCATCGCTAACTTTATCAAACTCACTATATATTCGCCCCTTCATTGGGTGATATAAAGACAAGAGTTTTTGGAGATTTTGTTTTTGTTTTGGAACAAACAAAGTACCCTCTTTAAATATAATGTGGGCCATTGTTGATTCGCCTTTTTGTTCGTCTACCAAAGGAGAGCTTTGATTAGTTGCATATCGCAATTCTCTTTGCTTACCTGCTTTTTCATCAAACCATAATAAAGGATATCTCCTACTATGCTTCGACGGGATTATATGAGTTAATGGACTGCGTTTTCCTATTAAATAATAAGTTCTATCTTTAATTTCCCACTCTGGTTCTGTTTGTTTTGGTTTAACTGCTTGTTTTTTTTCTACAGTTGGTTGAGGTGCAACCTCAGTTTTTTCTACTGCTTTAGCTTCTTTAGCCATAATATAATAAAATAAAAATGTTAATAAAAGTAATAACTACCCTCGTCAGTTCAACGAGGGTAATTACTACAGAATAATTATACTACTGGAGAAGATGTAAATAACACAAAGTTATTTGCAGCTTGCACACATAAGCATCTTTCAGATAGGAAGTGTACTTCCATAGCGTCAAGATCAGATGTAGCAGCTCCACCTACAGAACCAGTAATCCAAGACTTCATACGTCTGTCATCAGCTTGCGAAGCACGGTAACGTACATGCAAGAATGGTCGGCGAATGTTTGATCCAAGGATTTGATCGTATACAGTTGAAGTTCCAGCTGGAATAAGTACACCATCAATGTCATCCATACCACCACGAGTGGAGATGTCATTTAAGTATTTCCAGTCAGTCTTATAAAAATCGTAAGAACCTCTTCGGAAACCGCTGAACCCTAAGTTCAATGCCATTTCTTCTGAGTTTTCAAACAATCCATAAGCAGTACCTCCATTACTTCCAGAAGAGATGTTAGCTAGCATATCATCAAAAGCTAGATTCGTGTCTCTATCTAAGAAAAGCATGTTCTCTTCGATAGCTCCTTGAGTATCTAATTGCTTAAGAATAACGTCAAATTCTGCAATACCAGAGGTAGCTCCAGTTCCAGCAAAATCAGCATTAGTATATACGTTACCGCGATCTTCGATAGCTGCAAATAAACCTTCAGTACCTTTGCCGTTGATTGTTGCACTAAATCCAGGCACTAAAGCTTGGTTAGTAGCAAAACCTCCAGCAGCAGCAGCAAGTTCACCTTCAACTACAGACATTTCTAAGTAATCTTCAAAACGTAAGCGAGTTTCGCCTTCAGCTTTTAAGTACCATAAAAATCCAGAAGTTCCAGCTTCAGTAGCAACTTCTACCCAACCAATTTGAGCTGTGTCAGAACCAGAGATAGAATATTTATCTTTGATAATGATTGGTGAGTTAGAAAACTGCGTAAAAGATGGGGTGATATTTGCTGTAGATCCTACTGTACCTTTAGCAAATTCAGAACCATATACAAATACATTAACAGTAGTCCCTAAACCGCTCAAATCAGCAGCTTGATAAGGATATACAACTGCAGTTGTATCAGTTACAGCACCTACAATAACTTTTTCAGTTTTTGGCGATCCACCTACAGTGGTATTGTCGCCAACTACCAAAGTCATGTTTGGTACAATAACGTGGCCAGATGGTAAAGTTAATGTAGTAGCCTGGTCGCTAGTTACCCCTTGATAAGAGACGTGTAATCTGTTTTGTTCAGACCAAACAACTTGGTCAGATTGTAGAGGCATTTCTGCTCCTACCATTCGTAAGAAGCCAGAGATAGTACGATTTCCATATCTTTCTATTTCTGCTTCGTAGATTTCGGGTAGATATTGTTGTGCAAAATCATTCCCTGATCCGTCAGTAAAGTTTAAGTAGTTAGTGCTAAGCGCTTGTTGCTTTTGTGAAGGCAACGTAGACGCTGGAAAAGCACCACCAGTTACAAAATTTCCTGCCATAATAAAATGTTTTAAAATTAGTTTTTAGTTCGTGTTTTAATTTTTAATCTTGAAGAATCAACACCATTAACAGCTTTTACTTTTATCCCATTAACAAAAACATTACCTGGAACAGATTGTCTTACATCAGCTGTAACATTATTAGATTTAGCTGTTATATCACGCACTGCGTCGGCTTTGCCTTGCTCATAAAAATGCTGGGCAATTGTATCGGCATTTCTGGCTGCAAATATAGCTTTATGATATTGAGAGTAATTTTTAACTTGGCCGTTTTTGTCTAGAAACTTTCCGACAACACCTGTTAAATCACTTTGTTCATTCATAACCGAGCTAGCGTCTTTTACTGAGTACCTGTATTTTTTTTCACCCACGTTAAAATCAAAACCTTTGAAATCGTTGTTAAAGTAATTTTCGGTACTTTTTAAAAACGCATCGCGTACTTGCTGGTTTGCTTGTTGCTCTTCGTTGTATCTATTGAAAAAATCCATAGCTTTTTGTTGGTCTTGGGTTACGCCGGGCCTCAACTTGATTTCCTCGTAATATTTACCCTTTAAACTTTCCAAATAGTTTTTGGCTTTTGCAATTTCTTCCTTGTACGCAATTTTCTTTTTACGCACATCCCTTTCTTCATCAAGCTCTTCATCATATGAAAAGTCTTCAAGTAAAAGGTTAATATCTTCGCCTTCTAAATAAGGCTTTGTTTTTCTATAATACTCTCTTAATAATGTAACGTTATCTACATTGGAGTAATCAGCGTTTAGGCGTACATAATCTTGCAATGTTCCGCCTGTTTCATTCATAAATTCTACAACCTTTTGAATGTTTTCAGGTAAGTTATGTTCTTGCTTAGTTTCCGCTACGGTTTCTTTAACTAATTCTTGCGGATTTTCAACTACTTCTTTTACCTCTTCGTCTGTTATTTCTTGCAGCACCCCTTCATTCGCTTCTGTAGCGGTGTCTTGTACTTGTTCAACCACTTCTTTGCTGTCGCTACTGTTTTCGGATTGTCCGACAATATCATTGCCTGCATCTGCGCTTTGCTCTTGAACGGCATCTTTTTCTTCTTTTGGTTGCTCGTCAATTACTACTTTAGTAACTTCCTCTTCTTTTGGTTTGGATAAATCAACTTTAACTACTTCGTCTTTTTTAACCAACTTTTTAGGGGTTTTTCTTTTTTTAATTTTGAATTCCCCTTCTTGCTTTACTTCTGACATAATATAATATAATTAAATAATTAAAAATTTACTTTACTTTGGCTCAAATTGTTCTAAACCAAACCCGCCAAGAACATCCATTCCAGATGATTCAAAGTTTTTAGGCGGTGCGTTATTTTGGCGCTGGTTAATCAACTCGCTTTGCTGCGTGGCGACCAACTTAGCTCTGTCGTCTTTACGATCTTCTTTATTATTTTCTTTGCCCATTTGAGATCTTGTGTTCATTTCTGCTAGTTGCATGTTATAACTGAACTCCTCACCCATTAGTTGCTTTTTAATATTAGCTTCTTGCTGCAGCTTTTGTATGCTAAATTGCATTTTAGCTTGCTCTAACTGTATTTTTTGTTCTGTAAGAACTTGTTGTTTTTGAGTTTCTGCTAATGCTGTTTGCTCTGCTAATTGCGCATTCGCCTGTGCTTGAGCAGCAATATTTGCTTGTTGCACCTCTTGATCACGCTTTGCTTTTTCAGCTTGCCTGACCTTTAAAAATTCATTAGCTGTTTTGATGTTTGATATATTTCTAATATCAATAGCGTCGTCTAAGCCAATTAAACCCGCGGATAATGCGGTCTGTATATTGTTTTCTAATTTTGCTCTTTCTTCTTCGTCCGGCATCAAGTCCAAAAATATACCGAAGTCATGTATCTGCAGCGTAGCCAGTTCCTCCAACGTGCCTACATTATAAGTGCTAATTGATTGCTTTAATGATTGAGCTGTTAATGGGTAAGCTAACGCATCTGCTAATCTTAACGCAATATTTTCACAAGTAGATAATGTTATATACATCTGAGCCTGTAGAATATGACGTGTAGCTGTGTTTGAATTTGCAGCTGCCATTTTTTGTAACCCTACTAAAGCAAATTTATCCGGAGTACTTCCATCTCTAGCTTCGTTAAGGCCGGTTACGTCTCTAATCATTTGCAAATAATACTGATATGTTTGTATCAATGCAGACAACTTTGCCATACCATTAGAAGATTGCAGTTCTTGTATAGGCACCTTTCCTCTGTTAATATCCCCGTCTTGCGTTAAGGACCTACCTACAATACTACCTGTTTGGAAATACATATTTAATGCCTCCGCTGGATTGTAGTTTGTACCATTGCCAAGATCTACTTCAGCTAGACCATCAACGTCTACATAAACTCCATCGGGAACCATACGAGACATTACTTGCTGCATCTTTAAATGTGTTAGCTGTATCATATCAGCAAACCCAGTAACTCTATTTACTAAAGAATCTATTCTTCCCTTGTACATTCTAGGTGCACAAATAGAATAATTCATTTTAACCTTAGTGGTGTCTGCAAATGGCCTAGTCATATTTTCAGCTAACTCCCATTTTAACATCTTGTTTTGACCAAGAATTTTAGCGCCACTAAATAAAACCTCTATAGTTCTACCTACTCTTTCAAAATTATCGTTTGGTGGCGGAGCAAAAGTATCTGGTTTTTCTAAAGCTTTTTCTAAGCCCGTGTCAGTTCTTTTTATTTTAAAAACTTGATCGTTGTAAGTTTTGTATTCAAAATATAATATATTAACTTGATCATCCGTGTTATCCCCTGCGTAATTTCTTAGATAGTTGCCGGGTGAATTACCAAACTTTTGTATTTCTTGTAAGTCTTGATCGCTTAAATAAGGGAATTGCTTTTTAACTTCTGACAATGACAAAGTTTTAACTTCGCCAACATAATACAAATCTTCAAAATTTGGATCCTCAGTATAAGAATATACCAAACTAGCGGGATCAACATAGTCAATTGTAATGCCTTCTGTTGGATTAAAATTTGTTTTTGTCGCGCCGATTCCTAATACAACCAAATCATATAAAACTCTTTTTCTAGATTGGTCGTATTTATTTTTATCTAATATAGTATCTATTGCTTGCTCTTCAGCTATTTCAACAGACTCTTTAAATTCTAATTGCATTTTAAGACCCAACTCTTTAACATCATTAGGTAAAGATTCAGGGTCGGTGGAATACATATTAACGCCTAGTGTGCTTTGTACGTTGTCCAAAAAATCCTTAGCCATCATATCACGCATTATTCTTTCAGCGTAATTTGTTCTTTTCTTTAAAGACTCAGGATCTTGCGCAAATGCTTTTATCTCGTAAGATCTTTGGGACATTCCATTAACAACAATATCTACAAATTTAGATATTACCGGAATTGGTTTCCAATCTAAGTTTAAATAAGACAAGTCTCCATTGATTGCTAGCTCATCTTTATACTTTTGTATAGACTGTTCACCTCTAGCGTAAAGCTTTAACCTATGAAAATTTTGGTAGTTAGCCATAAATCTATCTCCACCCGAACGTGTATTTCTAAACCATTCGTTTTCGATAGCTCTACCTACGGCTTCTCCATACTCTAAGCTTAGCTTTTCTGCAGCAGGTACCACCTGGTCAGGAAATGAACTATTGTAGTTAGTATATACCATTTATATTATTTTTGAACTATGTCCTTTATTATTGTACTTTTTAAAACTTAAAGTATGTGATGTTAATATTCTTTCAGCCCTTGGGCTATATTTGTTTTTGTTACAAGCCATTATAGCTAAGCCTGAGCTAATAGAAGCATCAAACTTAGTCCTATTGTTTATATTAAATTTACCCCAATCTTCCAGGGTTTTTTGAAAATACATTGTTCCGTAAGATCCATCTTTCATTAAACCAACGTAATCTTCTATATAGGATTCGATAGCAGCCGCGTGCGCTTGTTTAATATCTTCACTCGAGTTAGGCATACCACCTATTTCTCTTTCTGTAACTGAAAGTTTATTTAAAAGCTTATCAGGACGATTCATTGAAAAACCCCTGTATCCTCTTCTTTTAAAATAGTAAAGCAATCTAGGCTTATTGTTTTCTGCTAATATAGGCATGCCATAAAATATGCAAGCCATTAATACGTCCTCAAAAAATATATCCGCCGTCTGGGGTCTTGATATATATTCTAAGAAAAAAGAATTAGCCGGAGCATCTTCCATACTAAACTTTGTTAAACCGTGAAGCGCACCTTTCGATCCTTTACCGTCAGTTGTTCCCGATATATCATAGCTATCACAACCAAACGCCCCCATGTGCTCATTGCCTGGGTATTTAATACCGTTCTTTAATATTACACGGTTTTGTTGGTTTTTATTTGGTATCCAAGATATTAAAAACCTACCATCTTTATTTGGTGCAAACATTACTTTCGTATCTTTAACACCGTTTTCCCAATAAAAGCTTCCTTGTGTTACTATGCTTGTATTTCTTAAATCTTCGTTATAATCTACTTGTTGATATATTTTAGTTAAATTAAACAAAGACTCTTTGGCTTCATCTCGAAAAGCGTGTTGCTCCGTTCTAGGAAATTGCCTATAGTATTCATTTAAACCGTCTTGGTCGTCTTTTAAGCCATCAACTTCATTTTGCCAATGTTGTATTACTCCTTGATCTATTATATCCCCATGAGGTCCTTCAATCTCTTTTTCGGGCGTATCGAATACAGGTAGGCCATAAGAATCAATGAATCCTTCGTAGTTCCATTCCATAGGTATGAACAAACTATATAATCCCGAGCTAGTCTGTCCGTTGCGGTTTCTTTTTGTGACGTCTGAGGCATTGTATAATTTTTTAAAATTCGCACCACCTTTATCTAGTGAGTTGCTTGTTGACCCCATCATACACTTGCCTACTATTCTAGCTCCTAGCCTTAAACAGGTTTTAGTAACCCTCCAGTTGTTTAGTATATTATCTGGCCTTTCCCATTTACCTGATTCATCATGCACTAACAGTTTTAATTTTTCTCCATCATAACTGTTATCTCCTGTATTTTTCCAATCTATAGTAGTATCTAATCCTTCAAGCTCTTCGGGGTTTTCGCCACTATCAAGTTTACGTCTAGTAAGTTTTGATGCTGGTATTCTGTAGGCGAGCTCTGTTTTTGGTCTGTCCATCCCGTCCTGGATTGGTTTGAAAAAGAACGGGTAGTGGACTGATATTGGTACAACTTTGTCTGTGAACATTTTTTTAGCATCCGCACCAGACTTTGACAAGATACCGTACCGTGCATCCGATGTAATTGTTGCCAGGTTAACGGTTTCTGCTGAAGACATAAACGAGAATCCTGAACGACGGTTTTTAAGATAACACATTCCATAAGATCGTGGGTCGGCTTTGCAAGCTTCCCAGAATATAAAGAATAATCTGTTTGACTCCCTAAACTCTGCTGCCCCAACATCAATTTTGGAGTGCTGCAAGTACATATAGTGAGTACCAGTAACGTAAGTAGCCACACTCTTATTATAGAACCAAAACCCCTGCGATCTGCGATTAAATTCTTGATCGATGTAATCATAGTATTTGTCTTTAAAATACTCGGGCTTAGTGTTCCACTCGAATACGCTTTTTATTTTGCTGAGCTCTTTTGGGTACTCAAGCTTTTCCCATTTATCTTTTTTAGAAGCGTAAACGTTATCTTCTTTTGGTAAAGCAATCTTTAAATTTTGTATTTCGTATACTTCCCCTATTTGCCCAGTCTTACTTATAACTACAACATCATATTCCTTGTTATAGCCATACTGCCATTTTTTATAACGGTTATTTTTTTTAATTACGCTCGGCTTAATATAGTCCGGTAAAATTTTATATAAACTTTGCTCGTACATTACTTAGATCTACCTTCCGCAAAACCCTTAAAAGATTTTGCTCGCGTTTCTTTATTAGCGCCATCAAGCAATGCTTGTTCCTCTTCAATTCTATTAAGTATTTCAAAGGCATCAAATATAGCTAGCTTTTTTGTAGCAGCTGCGTTCTTAAGCCTGTCAGCTGATATATCATCGTCTGAATCAACAATAGCTTCTTTAGCTACTTTAATTAGTTCCTCAACTGCTTTTCGCCCAGCTTGGATTATATTCTTCTTCGTTTCCTTTACACTCATACTTAATTACAATGTCATTTGATTTCATACAATATAAACGCTTGTTTTCTATTATAAACTCAAACTCACTGTACGGCGTAAAGCCAACTAAGTCTCCTGGGTTTATTTTAAGCGCTTCTAACGCGTTGTTTCCATATTTTAATATACCAACTAGGGGCTTCTCAAAATTAATTGAAAACATAGCATCTTCTTTAATAGGGCTAACAAAACAATAATCTAAATGAGGTAGCCATTTATTATTTTGATTATACATGTAAATTTGATCTATATTAACAAAATATAAATCATCTTTAAAGTAGGTGCCACTATTTTTTTCTTTTCCTCTTATATCATAAAATCTTCTAAATATGTTATGATGAATTATAACTTTATCGCCGGGTTTTATATTTGTTTTAAAAGCTTTTGGTATCTCAACTACAATTGCTTCTTTGCTAACGTGACGAAAGCTTTCTATATTATTATTTAGTAAGAGGCTACTGTCGCCTATTTTCTTTTCATTATTATAGCGCTTATTAGCGGGTTTAACAATAAATTGGTGCAGGCTTTTCATTAATACTCTAAGTCATACTCAACAGATATTGCCATGTTTTTATTAAACTTTTTCCATGGCAACACCTCGTTGTTTTTTTTAATGAATATATTGTAAGAATGATCAGTTTCGTCAAATAATATATTTGATATTTCATGGCCCCCATAAACCTGTTGCCCTACGGAATAGTGCATCGCATCGTTTTTGTAGTCAGAGCCTATACTGATTTTTCTTACGTTATTATTCATTTTCTTTTAGCTCTGTATATTCTCCGGTTTCTACGTCAATATTTATTGCACCGTATTGCTCCTCTAGCACCGCTTTGAAGTCTTCTACTTCTTTGTTTACTTTTGCAAACTCGTGGAGCAGCCCGTGTTTTGTTGCTTCTGCGTAGCCTACTTTATTTAGTAAATCACTAAGCTTAGTTTGTGATTCACGTATTGTTTTTAATTGCTCTTCTGTAATCTTTGCCATTTTATTTAATTTAAGTTAATTTATTGATCTTTATTATTACTCATACTTTTAGCTTTTTCCCAAGACCTACCTACAAAGTAAGCTCCATACACTGTAACAAGAAGAGTTTGGAATATAGGAATGTACTCTTCTGCTATTTTAAATTCGCCAATGTTACCGTCAAAAAACGCTAATATTGAAAATATAAATGTTAAATATATTAAAACAAGTGGACGAATGTTCTTTGATAAAAAAGAATCAGATGTCATGTCTGCTTCCCACCTAGCTGTAACTTGCTCTTGAGCTTCCTTGTCAGCTTTTTCTAATATTTCAGTTATTAACCTTTGAGCTTCTAGCTTTTCTTCTTTAGTAGTTGTAAGGTTATCTAAAACAACCCCTACCTCTTTTATAACGGAGCCGGTAAGCCATTGCCAAATCTTTTTCATTATATTTTAAATCTTTTTAAATTGTCTTCAGTGAAGCCAAATCCCGTATTGTGCACCTCGTTTATATCAAACCAAACAGTATTACTTTTTGGGTTTAATAATATATGATGATCTTGTGCTGGCATAAAACTTTGTGACAACATTATTTTTTTATCACCACATTCATTTTCAACTACATCTACGATGGTTATTGCATGGCCTGGAAATCCTCCTACAACAAATATATCACCCGCGGATATGTTGCTGACGCTTACTTCATTTGTATCATATTTGTTTATTGACCACGTACCCGCGTAAGACCATATAATGGCCATATATTTATTGAAGCTATTAAACGTATTGCTAAGCTGTTTTTGCTTTAAAAAATTGCTGTAGCTATACCGCGTACCATCTGTAAACGTAAATATTATTTTACTTATATTACCTTTGTCAAAATGATACCACGCTCTAAAATACATTGCGGCGTCAGCGCATTGATGTAAATCTCTTTTTCCAATTTTATAATCAAACTTTGCCGCGTAATAATCTCCTAATCCGTATATAGTATATCCGTCGTAAGTTTTTACTTCTTCAATTTTTATTTGCTTATTTATTAACCACTTGTGGTAATCTGTTATAGCTATTCTTTTATAACTTTCTGGTATTTTAAAATAATTAGATATAGAAAGTTTGTCTTGAGCATTAGTAACGCCCAAAAAAAGAAAAGCTAAAATAAAAATTAGCTTTTTCATTTTATTAAATTAAATTATTTATTTCTATTAAAAAACTTTAACATATTAGTTGGTAACTGTGCTGTTGGTGTCATGGAACCTAACGTAGCAGGTTTTGCTTTTAGCTCAATTGCTTTTTCCGGTCCTGCGGCTTGCGCAGCCTCTCTATATTTTTTTCGCAGCGCTGGTAAATCCCCGACGTATTGCATTAATCTGGTAGGGTATAATTTTTTATCTTCACTGACTACTGGCCCGCCACTCAAGCTGAAGTCTGAGTCGTTTACAAATGCTTCCGTTTCCTCTACGGACAGACCTTCAAATTCTGAGGGCTCAGCATAATGGTCTGATTCTTTTAAACCTAATGATGGCGTTCCTGGGTTATAAACATTTCGCCCTTCCCCTGTTTGTATTGTGGAATGGGAGGTGTAACCGTAGCCATAACCCACTCTCGTAACGTCGCCTTCTTCAGGTAAACTGCCGGGAGCTCTTAGTTCAAAGCCAAGCTGAGGTGCCACTGCGTCAAATTGCTCATTTCCTGGTATAATTGGCATTTTATCACCGGGCTTATATGTAACATCATTTATAGTAACCCCTTCTTCTCCAACTGAATTAGGTACTGTGACGCCTGCTTCTCGCATTATGCCGCAAGCGTAAGTTGAGCAACCTGCTCCACCCATGCCTTGTAGCCACTCAAATGTTTTTTGCGGAACAACCCCGGCTCCTTTTACTCCAGCTCTCCCGTCATTCATACCATAGTCTACAGTGTAGCTTCCGCCGGCCGCACTTTCCGCTACTTGATCTATTCTAAGTCGGATATCAGTAACTCTTTTGCGCTCAGCTTCTAATGCTTTACTTGCGTCCATACGTTTTTGACGCAACTCCTCAGCGGTAGCATTATTACTGCCAGAAGGCGGATCTGTTGGGTTACCAAGTTTAAAGGCCATATTTATTTTTTAGTAAGTTTGATTGCCGCGTGCAAATCGCCGCTAAATTCGCATATTAAATTACCAGCAATTAATTTATATTTTATTACAACATCGTATCCATTTCTAGGATTGTATAATCTAGTTGTAAATTCATAATCTGTTTGTTTTAATATAGTTTCTTCTATATATAGATCCTCTTTAAAACTAAAGTTGAATACTTTTAAAATTGCATATTTACTTGCAATTATAGTTGTTGTAAAAGAAGAGGTTTCACTTTTCCATTCGCCTTCAAATTGCTGTTGAGCATTTGATGTGGTTAAAGCAAAAATAAACAATAATGTAATTAATAATTTTTTCATAATATTAGATTTAATTTATATCTATATTATTACACAAATTATTAACTTTTTAATTACCAGATCTTTCGTCTTTCTTTTTAGGCGATGACATTAGTTTTTTAACAGTGCTTTTTAAGTTTGTATTTGTATTTAAATTATATTTACCGCTTTTAACATCCCTATTAAAATCATCTTTCATAAACCTTAAGTTGTCTGCTGAGTTTTGTCTTTTAGTAGCTGTCTGACTTTGATCAATATAATTTTGTACCATACGCGCGTTAAGATAAGCAGCTTGGTTACTTACTTCTGTTTTGCCAGTTCTAGGGTTTGTTCTGACAGGGCGTGTAGATCTTAGGAATTTATCGTTCTGCATGTCTGTTCTAGCTGTTTCAATTGAAGATTTTAAATTAGATTCGCTGCCCGTCGCTTTTGCGGATTGTAAATTTTGCGATATATTCGCAGAGACCTTAGCTCCTTGATCAGCTTCTTTTAATGTTTCTCTAACACCACTGTATCCAAACTTAGCGTCATTATCCTGCTTATTTTTTAAATCTTGAGCTACAGTATTTTTGCTTATATTAGAACCCATAGGTGCTCCGTAATTCCTCAAATTATCTCGCTGCATTGGATCATTGATTGTTGGATTTATATTAAACCTTGAGCTTAAATGTTTATATCTGGAGTCATCACCCTTGTTGGTAAAAGAAGCCTCTATAACTTTATCGTCTTTTAGTGAATTAGCAAACGCATCTTTCCCCCTATATCTAAATGTAGGAAATTCTATTGAGTTTTCTTGATTTGCACCAAGCGGGTCAGCCTTAACTTCTTCTGCAAATTTTTTGCCATCATATATTGCTGCGTTAAGATCGCCGCTAGCATTGTGGGTGGGATTTGATGGTTCACCTGTATTATGTATAGGCGCACCGTAATTTAAGCCAGATTGAAATATTGGGCCATCGTTTGCCTTCATTTCTATAGGAGCGCCATACATTGTAGCTGGGCTATTGCTCCCGTCTTTATCTAAATCTCCTAGTAGCTTTAAGCTGCTGCCTTCTTTTAATTTGTCGGACAGCTTCATAATAGGATTTCCATTACCGCGCCCCGGTTCTTGTGTATATGCCATTTTTTTTATTTTATGCGTTTCTATATGCTTCTGCCTCCCAAGGCAATTTTTTATTTCCTTCCTGCATTTCCGATCTTAAATATTTTTTACCTTTCCAGTAAACGTATTTATCGTCGTAATTTAGATCACCTCTTTTCATTTGATCAATGTGAACTTTTTCATGATCAACCACGCCTTGCATTTGTGCAGCGCTTAAGTTCTCATCAATTATTATTGTACCATTATTATTTGCTTTTCCAAGAACCCCATCCTCCATACTTACATTATATATAGGGGTATTATCCACCTCGTAAGGCGCGCTGTTCATTTTAAAAGCCATCTATT